CGCATGTTAGGTTACGCCACTGTTTTTACGCAGGGCCACACTGCGTCGATTACTCTTAATTCTGGGGCGCAAACGGCTAATGCTGCTTCAACTGTTGCTGCGACTGGTGCGACGGAGGGTCAGGCGGCAGCAGTAGCGTTGGATACGTCAACGGAGACGGCGAGTGCGAGTGCGAACCTAGCTTCAAGCATTGCCATGGGCATTAAAACGGCGGTTACGTGGATTGCCGTCACAGCGGAAAATGCTTTGAACATTAGTCAGGCTACGTTTTTGGCTTTGACTGGCGTGGGCATTGCGGTTGTAATTGCTGCGGCGGCTGCTGTGGCTTATTTTGCTAGTCAGATGAATTCGGCGGCGTCTAGTGTTCAGAATTTCAATTCTTCTGCTGCTGCAACGCCTGGAGTTATGAGTAATATTCAGAGTGGGGCTACGGCTGGATTGCTTCGTCGGGGTATTGAGTAAGTAGGTGAAATCGTGAGTGCAGTTTTATACGCTGCAATCAACATTTGGCGATTTTTCAAAAGGAGAGTTAAGGAGGTGAAAAATTGGATACATCGATACTTCAAACTATCTATAGTATTGTGGCTTTAATCGGCATTATAGTTTACAGCTTATCGGGTTGGCAAAAAAGCGGTGAGCCCTTTGACTTTGGCAAATTCCTTAACAGCTTAGTTACTTCGGGCATTATCAGCGTTATTACGGCAGGCGCGGCTCTCTATACAATAGGCTTAAACATCGTCGGCTTATTAACTGCTTTCTTCTTGCCTTGGGGAATCAATACAGCAATTATTCATAGTGTAGCAATGGTAAGCCTAAAACCAACAGCGACCCCAACGTGTCCTTTGACGGGCACGAATAAACCGCCAACAACCGAAGTAACAGCCACACCAACAACACCAGCCATTTGATAACTATTATTTTTAAAAAGCTGATCCGTAGTCTCCTTTGAGTCTTTGGAAAGTAAGACGATACCTGCACGTTTTTTGTGTTGGCAGGGACAAAAAATGGGTCTCAGCAAAATTGAATATGACCTGTTAAAGGAACTGAACGCTAATCTCAAAGTATTTAATCAGCAAATGGACAACTTGCTTCGATTAAAAAGTGAGCTACCGAGGATAATTCCTACAAGTGGAGTATTAGATACGGGTACTTTGCTTTCTTTACCCGACCACTTACGCAAAACCGCTATGACTATTCTGCAGGGAAGACGAATGAGTGCTGATGACGTGTCCAAGAAGTCTAAACGAGCTCGAGCATTAGAAAGCGCGTATTTGAACCAATTAGTTTGCATGGGTTTCTTACGGAAGGAGCGTAAAGGCAGAATAGTATCTTTCTTTCTTAAAAACGAGCAGGCTTAACCATAAATGCTTAAGCGAAAAGCACGTATCAAAAAATTTATTGTTGAAGCGTTAAGGCTTCACCACTCATTAAGTAGCATGGCATTGGCTAATTTGTTGAAGAAAGAGCCGTTTTCAGAAGATGTGGGCGTACATATTGTAAGCTCTGTTTTGTGTGAAATGAAAAAAGAAGGCTTAGTCACATATCATAAAAGAATAATACCTGAAGGCTGGGTTAGGCTGTGGGAGTTAACGGCCGCTTTTTAACTGTTGAAGCCTTCCCGGCGTAAGATTTTGAGGCTTGTGTTTCAGGTTCATTCAGTCAATTTCCTTTAGCGGTAATGTTGAATACTAGATTGTTTGGGTCCCAAAAGCAGGTTTTGCCGTTATTGGCAATTGCGATTTTGCTGTTGGGCGGGTTTTTTGCGGCTTCAGTTGTTTCTCCTGTTTATGCTTCAACGCCTACAGTTTCGCCTTTGAATCTAGTTGGAATAACTGCAAATACGACTTCGATTGATTGGGGGACGCTTAGTCCTAATTCGTCGGAGACAAGAGCAGTTAACATAACAAATGCCGGCAGTAGCAATATTACTTTGCTCTTGTCTTCTTCTAGCTGGGCTCCTTCGGGGATTGATAGGAATCTCAGTTTAACGTGGGATTATAGTAATGAAACCATTTTTAGCCTTCAGAGTTTAATTGTGAATTTAACCTTAACTGTTTCAGCTTCTGCTTCGCCAACTGCTTTCAGTTTCAACATTATTATTAGTACGGTTTTGCCAGGTACGCCATTTGGTGTTTACGTTGTTCCCGTTGTTTTCGCAGCGTTTGGCATAACAGGTGTAGTTGTAGCATGGCGCTATCGGCGGACGCAGAAAACAAGGCAGGAGAGTGTGCCATAAAAATGGTTGATTTTGAAGTTTATACGGGTCAATGGTCAACGATAAATGACGTGACTGAAGGAACTGTTGATGCGTCAGGTACGGCGCGTGTTGTAACAGGTTCAGAGAGCGATCATAACTACGTTTTCTTTGCTACTGTTATTCCTGTTTCTGCCGTAAAAGTCGGTTTAATCGTTAACCACACGTTAGACGAAAACTATAATGAAAGCTACCTTGTTTTCATGCTGCATCTTGACACGTCGCCTACAACTGTGACGCTTGAGGCTGTGACACGTGACTCATACGGAAATGAGACTTCCCGCCAAACCCTTGCATCCAGAAACATATCATTAACCGCAAATACCCCGTATGTTGCTCGCGTCGAGACGGAAACATTAAGCGATGGTAACTTTGCAGTTTACTGCTTCATCGATGATTTCATGTTGGTAGAAGCGGAAGATTTGCTGGCGCAGTATAGTGCGGGGCAGAAAGGGTTTGAGATTCTCGGAAACAACGGTGATTCCGCGCAATTCCTCATTTTGACTTCAGTGACTGCAGCAAATTTGACTGTGCCAGAGGGCGGCGGTAGCGTTGGATTGCCTGTTTGCATAGTTAGTTTAGGGTTGTCAGTTGCGGTTCCGCAAGAAGATGTTGTTTCTTTGAAGTTGCATCTTGGCTGCACGAAAGAGGTTAGCAGTTTTGATCTTTTGCTGCAGAATTGGGATAGAAAATATAGTTTAAATGGCGCTTATCCGATTCTTGTTGGGTTGACGGGTGGCATCGGCCTTTGCAGGGCGCCGAATGATCCTGCTACTGTGCCGGTGATTTCGCTTCGGGTTGAAGGTGTTGAGTATCAGGAGAACCCTAATGCGCCTGGTGTGTCTGGCGAGTTTTATGTGCACGTGACTGGGCGTTGCTGGGGTGAACAGCTTTTCCGCAAGTTAGCAACTATAGAATACTTGAATCAAAAGGGCGAAGCGATAGTAAAAGATTTAATTGATAATTTCACAAGCTTAAGCCACACGCGCAATAGTGTGGAACTTGTTGAGGATACAAGTACTACGTACATTGACTTGAAGTATTCTAACAAGCAAGTTTTTGACATTTTAAAGGATATTGCTGATAGCTCTGACCAAAGCGGTGTTATTGGCTTTGATTTTCGTGTGGCGCCTGATGGCAAGTTTGAGTTTTTCCTAAAAAACAGTAAAAGTAACAGTGTGGATTTGAGTGAGAGCATAGAGCAGAGTAATTATAGCAAAGACATTTCCAGGGTTAGAAACAAAATTACTGTGTACGGCGCAGCTACCAAAAGTACGCCTTTGGATAAGGATGCTTGGACTGAAATACTAAGCCCACCAGCAGGTAATTGGACAGCTTTCGGCGACGGCGTTACTGTCGCGCAGGATAGCACTGTTAAAGCCATTGGAACAAGCAGTATTAAATGCCACATTGTCAATAATGCTTACGGCGCCATTATTTTCACTTTTAATGCAGGGTATGAAGTAAACGCTAATCTATATCCTAAATTAGCGTTATTTACCTTAATACCGACATTTAGTCGTGAAGGAGCCATTACGTTATTTGATATCAACGGTAAGCAAATGACTCAAGACCAAGCTTTTACTGGAAAAACGGCGTGGGGCAGTAAATCGGTTGATGTTGGAGAAGCAAACGCTGCTAACTGGGTGCCTGGGATCGAGCAATCAGGGTTTGATTGGACGCAGATAAAGAAAGTTGAAATATCGTGCTTAGTTAATGAAGGAATGACTTCGGGCTCCGGCGACTACTGGATTGACGGCTTATACTTTGGCGGAATGAAATATAGTGCCGTTGAGGAAGATAATGCAAGTCAAGTAGCCTATGCTTTAAGGGAATATGTTGAAACGGAGGCTTCTTTAGCCAGCGATAACGAATGCGACTTACGCGCTAAAGCGCTTCTTGCTTATTATAAGGATCCTGCGATTTCTTTGACTATTATCAGTACTGTTATTGATTATGGTACTACGCCCATTTTAGGAGGCGATAAAGTTCATGTTACTTTGCCTAACGAGAATGTGGATGATGATTTTCGCGTTGACTACGTTGAGTACCAGGTTGATACGAAGTCTGAGCCTCAGATGCTTAAGATAACGGTTAATTTGGGTAAGGAGAAGCCGCAGCTTGCTGATTACCTTTGTGGGCTTACATCTGTGAAAGGAGCGTTCAGCCTTGCGTCAGTTTAAGCCTTAGGATGTACGTGGTAACCCGTTTTCTGGTCTAGTTTCAAATTCGAGTTTTTGTGGAGTATGCGATTTTCGAGTTTTCATGTTAACCTTTGTGAGAGGTGAAAAATCAATGAGAAAAATACTGAAAGCAATAGCTATGGCAATTATCGTAGTATTCTTAATGTCCTGCTTTGCAGGTTTGTCAAAGTTACCAACTGTAAGTGCTGACCGTAATTATGATAGGACAAGCGAAATGGCAATACTTATTTCTGCTTGGACCATGGATAGTCACGAAATAACGCCAGCTCAATGCAAAGCAATGATTGACAGCGTTTACACGTCTAAAGGAGTAACATTTACAGCAGTAAAAATCACCTACGGATACGACCCAGCCAACGGCGCTCAGTACACGGCGAACAGAATTGGCGTTTGGGTTGCTTACTTTGCACAATACTACAACGTTATTTACGTTGCTTCAAGAAGCGTTTTCCACATTAACAGGAAACTGACATCAAGCGAATACACAACTTACTATTACGATTTAGCTCAAGTGCTGAACAAATATTCGCAAGTCAAATGCTTCTTAGGCGAAGAAGAACCTGAAGCCAACCAGACGGATCCATTCACTGGAGCAGCAATAGGTAATAACTTAGCATACAGCAGTGCTTCCGACATGATGAGTTATGTTACCGCTTTACATGATACGTGGCATCAATATAGCAGCATTCCGTTTACTTTTGAAAGCATCCCGCCTGAATACTATTCAAACGGAGCATTATACAATGTTGATTGCTGGTTCTTTAGTTCCATCCTTGCAACAACTTACTGGAATTGGATAGATAGTTATCAGGATGTTTATGCAATTGATGAATGGCGGTATCATGAGGGCGTTCAACTTTGGGCTGACCATGTTGACTGGCATAACATACACGTTGGCACGCGGAAAATTATCCTTGGAGAATGCTTTAACTTAGACTGTTCCCAAACTGAACAGCTATGGGATGCATTCAACCACGCCGGCGTCAGAAATGATTTGGCTTATGCATTCTGGTGGCAACTTTCAGGTTCTGAACCTGTACCAAGTAACTATGCTGGACAACCGTACCTTTACTTTGGCGGCGGCTTTGAAGGCCATCTATGGGCGTTATTAAACATGAAAACTGTAAGTCCCAACGGCATACCTAGCAGCGGCTTGGTCTCGTGCCAAACGTACAGCGACAGTGGTTCTAATATTGCTCAAGCAATAATATACCCAAGCGGCGGCATTCCCTTTGGTACTGGAAATGTACAGTTCTGGGCAACATTCAACATTGACATGTTTGGCGCAGACGGTTCAGGAAATAATGCAGCAGTAGGTTACTGGGCAATGCGATGTTTGATATATAATAATGGAATACCGGTCGGAGTCTACAACGGATACTATTCTATCACTGCGCATTATGACGGAGGAAGCGGAGTATATTTAACGTTCACATATCCAAATACTGCAGGAACTGAAGTTTCATACACAATGGCATCTAAAGTCGTCACTAACTGCTGGAATTGGGCTTCAATAACCTGTACAAGTTCTACAACCTTCAAATACGGATGGGAAGATCCAGTCAGCGGCGTAGAACACAATAGCACATTTACCGGCGGCAGTTGCATCCAAGCTTACCCAGCCAATATTATGAGTATAGCCTTCGGAGCGTTCGGCGGACAACTATGCAAACTATACGAGGGCGGAATTGGATTCAATTCTATTACAGCCTGGGCAGACAACTTCGAATCTGGCATGTCAGGATGGACTACATACTATACTCAGCCTTCGATGGTGCAGCAAAGCGGATTAATGGTTCCAAGCAATGGACCGCAATGGATGTTGCAACACCTGAAATACGGCATGGACTATTAAGGAACTAACAAAACCAAACAACTTTCCCTTTTTCTTTACTAATCTGGTTTACCTGTTAATTGTTTTTGTAATGCGTAGTAGGCCGGTCGTGGCGTCGTCGCGTTTCCGATTAGTCCGAAGCTTTTTTGGTCTGCAGCGTTATCTATTAGCGAGTACCAGAATAAGTGTGTGACTTTTCCTTGGAAAAATCCGAGAGCATCAGTCATGTACTGCGCCTGTCCTTGTTCTCCGCTGGCTTCTATTGGTTGACCAGTTTCAGTTACCCATATTTCAAGAGTTTTGTTTGACGTGAAAAGTGCGCGGTAATATGCTAGTGATTGAGTGTAGCTATTCCAAACTAAGGGTTGAACTTGGTTCATCCAGGGATAGGCGTGGATTGAGATTGCGTCACCGTACTGTTCAATGTTCATGGCTGCGAGTTGCCGTGCAAACTCTTTATCAAGTGCAAGATTAGGGTCGCTTCCTGAATACAGGTTTAAGCCTCCGAAGAGTACGATTTTTGCGGTTGGGTCGTATTGGCGGATGATTGGTGAAGCTGTCTGCACAATCGAGTAATAAAATTCAACGATTCGGCTCATGTTTTCCTGGGCCGTAATATTCAAGTTCAACAGTGGGTAGGTTGGGTTTGCGGGTTCATTCCAGATTTCCCAAGCATCTACATTCGAATAATTTGAAACGTAATGTGTAACGGCATTGCGCCATTCTTCAAGTGTGAATGTTGTTGTTTGGTTGAACATCCAACTGTCAAGGATTCCGAGAACCTTCAAGTTATATGCCTTCGCATTTGTGACTGCTGTGCCAAAATCGGGTGAAGCGTCTATGCGTATCCAACGTGCACCGCTCTCGTTAACCAGTTGTGCTTCATTGGCAGAAAGAGAATGCAAACTGATTCCTACCCAATCATTCTCAGTTTGGTTGGAAGACGGGTTTGATGCAGGCGGTATCTTACTTGCAATGAAGTAGGCTGCAATAATGAGGGCTATGGCTAAGATAGCGTATATTGTTAGTTGTTTTTTCTTCATGTTATCCCCAATTTCTTGTGTGGCATTTTGGGCAACGAAGAGGCATTGAACGCCCATCTTTAGCCCAACGTTTTGGTCGTGATTTCCATTCGTAACCGCAATGTGAACATTTGAATCTTGGTCTTTTGTATCTCCTTGGCTTCGGTAATAACTCCATTTAAACCAGCATGTTAGTGATTGGTAATAACTACGTATAAAGTTATCTTCGTAACCTTTTGGGCGTTTCATGGTAATTGTAATTGAACGGTGAAAAGATTTGGAAAACAAAGAAAAAGAGAAGGATTTGAAGAAGCAGTTTGAATCGCTTTGCATAGGTGACTTGATCTGTGTGGAATGGTGTGATGCTAGCGTTGGCAAGAGCAGAAGCAGTGGTATGCTGATTGATGTGCCTGTGAAGAGTTGGGGTGTTTATGTGGGTTTATTAGGCAGCAAAGCTAAGCACATCGTCCTTGCGCAGAATAGTTTCTGTTACGCCGACGGCATCTTTGATTTGGATTATACGGCTATTCCTCTTAGCTGGACTGTGGACGTGTCGGTGCTGGTTAAGGCGTATATTCCTAAAGAAGTAGCGGGTAAGCTTGTTAACAGTTTCTTGTCAGGTGGGCATCGGGTGTTTAATCATTCGCAGACGTTTCAGCGGAGGCTGAGTACGGATGGTAGACCGGATTAAGCGTGCTTTGACTCGTCGGCGCCGGGTTCCTGGGCGTCCTGTTATAGTTGAGGAGCCGAATGAAACGCTTGTTTATTGCGTAAAATTTATCATGGTCATGATTGTTTGCTTGTCAGCTCTCGAGGTTGCGTGTATGGCTTTTCTGGGAAGCTGGAGTAGCGAAGTGTTTAGCGCTATTATGGGGTTAGTCGGGATAGTTACTGGGATTTTTGTTGGGCAGAAAACGTAGGGCTAAACTTCAAAAAATTCGCAGGAAGCTTAAGGAGCGCCAGGTCACGGGCGTAACCAGATAAGCGGTTTACTACGTACATTGTAGCTTTGAATGTATGTGGTAGCGTCTGTTTTTGTGCATTTAAATCGTTATCAGCGGAGGCTATCACTTTCACTGTACTCTCCACTAGGCTGATTAGTCGTTTGGGCGGTGGTTGCTTATATTTCCTCTAAATTAATGCGCCACTTGAGGGGCGGAGTTTATGAGAGATCGGAGAGATGTGTTTAGGATTCGCAAGTGCCGCCGTATATACGATCGTGTACACGGCAGGTTTAGTTTTCATGTTGAGTATGAGACTCACGCGGAGTTGACGCCTAGGACTGTGGTTGTTGCTGAAGCTTTTGGCCTTGGGATTGATGAGGCTCAGAAGTTCCCGGTGCTTAATGCGGAGCTGCAGATTAGCCCTAAAGATATCGTGCTGATTACCGGTGATAGTGGCAGCGGCAAGAGTGTTTTGCTTCGTGCTATCCGTGAGGACCTAGGCGCTGAAGCAGTCGACATGGCAGATATCCACATGGATGAGAGTAAGCCGTTAATTGAGACTGTTGGCGCCACTGTTGAGGAGGCCTTGGAGCTGCTTAGCAAGGTTGGGTTGAATGATGCTTTTTTGTTTCTGCGTAAGTATGGTCAGCTTTCGGATGGCCAGAAGTACCGTTACCGCATAGCCAAGCTAATTGAAAGTAAAGCGCAGTGGTGGCTTATGGACGAATTCTGTGCAACGTTGGACCGTGACACTGCTAAAATTATCGCTTTTAATGTGCAAAAGTTGGCTCGGCAGCAGGGCAAGGCGGTTCTCGCTGCGACTACGCATGACGATTTGTTTGAGGATCTCTCGCCTAGTGTGCACGTGCACAAGCGTTTTGGCGAAGAAATCGACATCAAATATTATTCGAGTAGGCCTGCTGCAGAGTGTAGTTTGCTTGGGGAGATGATGGTTGAGGGTGGCACTTTGGATGATTGGCGTAAACTAAGTGTCTTCCATTATCGCAGTCATAATGTTAGTGCCCCAAGAGGTATCTTCAGTGTTCGGCGCAACGCTGAGCTTTGCGGAGTGATTGTGTATTGTTATCCGCCTCCGAACTGTGCTGGCCGCAGGCTTGTGCTACCGAGGATGTCAATTCAGGATTTGAACAAGCAGCTGAGCATTATTAGCCGGGTTGTGGTTCATCCCAAGTACCGTACCATCGGGTTAGGTGAGAAGTTGATTCGTGAGACTTTACCGCTTGTTGGGACGCCTTATGTGGAGATGATTGCGGTTATGGCTAAGTATAATCCGTTTGCTGAGCGTGCTGGCATGCGAAAGGTGAGCGTTCATGAGCCTCCGAAAGAAGCGCTTGGGTTAGCTGAGGCCCTGAAGGGCTTTGGCTTTGATGTGCAATTGCTTGGCAGCCAGCGGTATGTACGTGGTAAGCTTGAAGGCCTAAGCAGTGAGCAGGTTGCAGAGTTGAAAGAGGCGTTTGTGCGGAATGGTCATCAGCGTTTCAGGAAAGAGTTTGCAGCTATGCGTCATGTGCCTTATGGCACCACAAAACTGTACCGGGCAGGAATTGAAAGCGCTGATTTGGATAAGTTGGCGAAGCTGATCAGGATTGTTGGGGTTCTCCTGCAGACAAAGGTTTACCTATTCTGGGAGAATCCTAGCTTAGCATAGTTTCTAGTAATCTTAGGTTTTCGTTTGGTTGTCCGTTGTCAAAGAAATAC